AACTTGGCGAGCTTTTTCTGTGCTATAACCATAGTATTCTTTGATGACCTCAACTGCATCCACGGCCTCGGCTTTGATCCATTTATTGAATCGCTTACGGGCTCTAATGATATTTATAAGAAAGTCATGTTGTAGTTTTCGGTCCAGATGTGATCTGCTGTTCATTTCATTGGCAAAGATCACGGTATCCTGGCCCATGCTTAGACTGCGATTTATCATGAAGGCATTGTATTGCTTCTCTGCCCAATCGTCAACCATGAGATTTTGTTTGGTTTCGCAGATTGCCTTGGACCAATCAAAAGGACTTAGCTTGGCTTCGGTATGCTTTTCCTCCACGTATTCGGGTTTATCTGCAACTTCATCGTCAAAGAACTTCATGACTTCCATTCCATGGTTGCCATGATTTCTGTCAGGCAGGCTACAAGATTGATTTCCTGGTCTACAACAAAGGCACTCTTGTACTGATAATCAGCCAGGAGCATGACTAACTGAGGAATTGTTGATACACGATCAGTTAGTCCATCATAGAGCTTTCGGAATACTGTTGCTGGCTCGGTGTCAGAATTATCAACAACCCAGCGACGCATTACTTTCCAGTCCTTGTCCTTGAGACTGTTTACAAGTTCAGTAAATTTGGCATCGTCCAGATTGATAAGAATACCACTGTCAATTACACCGCCTGCACTATATCTCTGAAGTTCATTCAGTGTGCGACGATAGTCTGGAAAATGCTTTTCAATTACCTTGGCAACAACCTTGAGATCGGCTTCGATGTTTTCGTTCTGAAGTACAAAGCGAACACGATTGAAAAACTTGGCCGCAATCTTGGGACGTTCATCCTTGGCAATCTTGAACTCAAATACAGCACAACGACTATGCAAGGGCTGGATGATACGATTCTTGAAATTACAGGTAAAAATAAATCTGCAATTGACACTAAACTCTTCGATGAACGCTCTAAGAGCTGGCTGAGTGCTATTAGGATTTAGATAATCAGCCTCATCGAGAATTACAACCTTGGTGCCGCCACCAAAGCTGGCCGTGCTGGCAAATTGCTTGATCTTGGTTCTGAGAACATCAATACCTGACTCTTCGGAACCGTTGATAATGATATAGTCTGATCCAAGCTCTTCGCACAGAGCTCGAGCTACAGTAGTCTTGCCTGTGCCAGCACTACCACACAGAAGCATGTTCTGTATCTCGCCCTTGGCCAACATCTGCCCAAAGGGCTGAAGCAGGCTTTCAGGGAGAATACAGTCATCTAATTTTCTGGGGCGATATTTTTCAACCCATAAAAATTGATCTTCACGAACGTCCATAATAACTCCATGATAAAAATTTCAAATTAGCTTACAAATGCTGAATCTGTATCTAAGGCAAGCCAGTATTGCACGGGCTTGGTAGCATGCTTGAAGTGCATGAAACGCTTGGCACTTACAGTCACATTATATGAGTCAGGGATGATCTTGAACAAACTTACATCCAGGATGGCTGTAAAACCAGGACCTTCGCTTGAGCCCAGCTTTTTCTTGAAGCTATTGGCTTTCTTATTTTTCTTGTCCTGTACGCTCAGAGTTACCTCACCATCTTCACGGATAACGAACAGATGTGGGCTAGCAGTAATTGCAATGGCTTTCTGAATAGTCTGCACATCACTGGCGCTAAGATCAAACTTATAGTGTTCGTCAATCTGGATTGTCTTGCCTGCTGGAGGAGCTGCTGTTACCAGACGCTCGTCTGAATAAAAGTATTCAAACTCACCACCGCCTTCGATGGTAATGTTCAGGCTTTCCTCGCCAAATTCAATCTCAGAACCTTCGCCCAGTGTCAGCAATGCCAACAGGCTGTTTAGATCATAGATGGCAACTGTGCGAGGAATCTCTTCGGCAATATCGGCAACAGCAAATACATTCTTGGCAGTAGCCATGGTAGCCAATTGCTTACCAGGGCGCAAAATCATATTGGTGTTGATGGTTGCAAAGTTCTTTAGGATTTGCAGTGTTTCATTACTTATCTTCATGTTTAGTCTCCAAGTCATGTACGTATAACATTATAAGGGCATAATGTAGAATTTTCAATATATCTTTTCTGTTTCGGCCTTCCTTACGACCATATCTTTGTGCATATTTGATGATGTTGCTTCGTGTATGTGGAATGCCATCACCACAGTCAATGATGAATTCGGTGGTCTGAATTTTACCCTGAGCATAATGCTGATCATAGGTGCTGTTTACATAGGAATGAAGCTGGGCAATCAGCATTTGTTCATTGTATTTGTAGGCAATCTTTCTTTCAAATACTGCACCTTCATAACCAGGGTGATAGGGTGCTTGTTCTACCACCTGTTTCCAGCCATACCTGTTGTTGTTCGAAGGCGGAGTGTAATCACGGTTTTCGTCGTCTTGTGTATCAGGCTGTTTTCCATCAGTCCAGATACTTTCACCATCAGTTTGAATAGCCATTATGAATGTTCCTTTAGAAAATAATTTAGATCTTCGGGTGTGCCTAACCCCCACATTCCCTGTATTTCCTTGACACGAATCTTACCACCTGCCTGTATGAGTTCATTGTATACAGGGGCAACATAGAACTCATTATTGACTCTGATATTTTTAGCAATCATCTGGTCAGCATACTTTACATAGTCACGACCAGCCTTCCAGTAGTACATGCCCACGGTTGCCTGATTACTGATTACTTTCTTTTCAGCGACTTCGCTGACAAACCCTTCCTGATTCAGCCTTACATAACTCCATTTGGGATGACTGTTGATGAAGGTAACAATGCCACCGTCAACACTGTCATTGCCAAAGGCATACAGGACCTGATTGGAATTCCACTCTACATACTGATCGCTGTTTACAATAAACAAATGCTGATCTGTGTCTATGTACTCACGAGCCAGCAATGTTGTTACTGCAGCACCCTCGGTAACACCATCAACACAGACAATCTTGCAATTAGGCGTAATTAGGTTGAGCATATGATGTAAATTGTATTTTTCATAATGCTCACGCTGTACTATGTAAATGTAATTGGCCTGAATATTCAGGTTTTCAACAACTACCTGAATCATGGGCTTGCCACGTACATCGATCAGTGGCTTGGGAAATGTATAACCTGCATTGGCAAATCTTGAACCTGCTCCAGCCATGGGAAGTAGTACGTTCAGATTTTTGTCTATCCAGGGCGTGGTTAGTTCTTTGTGTACCTGATTCAACTTGTCCAACTCCATCTGTATTTTACTGAGGCTTACATCCAGGCAATCTGCTACAGGAAGCAGATGTGCACCACTGGCCAAAGCTCCTTCACGACCTATGTGACTATCTTCGATGATCAGGGTCTCTTTGGCGGTACATCCCAGGTTGGTCATGCAAGCCCAATACATTTCGGGAAAGGGTTTGGGTCTGCGAACATCCTGGTTACTAACATAGTAATCAACATATTCAAGAACCCCTATCTTTAGCAAGGCTAGTTTTAGTGTTTCTCGAATGCTATTACTGGCTACGGCAATCTGATAATTTTCGTTCTTGAGCCACTGGAAAATACGTATCAGATCCTGATTGTATTTGAAGTTTCTGAATTCGTCGATAGTATATTTCTGCTTCAATTTCCAAACGGTATCATAAAATTCAGTACCCAGGCCCTTGTGCTCGGTCAGCATCTGCAGTTTCTTGGTGGTGTTCAGACCGTCATAGGTACTCAGATGTTCTTCGCGACTTATCTGATAGCCTGGTCCTATGACGGCTAGAGCTCGGTTCAGTGCTTCATAGTGTAGGTCGCGACTATCGATTAGTACACCGTCTAGATCAAATATAACAAGTTTTATCATACAATTCCTGCGCTATTCCAGTGTCCTTTGATTACGTGTATCATTGTTTTTATTTCATTGATATCAGGACGTGCACGCCAATTTCCGTAATAGCATCCCTGAAGATCATTTGCACTAATTCCTCTTAGATCATGGACGTTTCTAACAAAGTAATACATGTACTGATTGTTAGGATTAGCCATTTTTCGGTGTATGTATTCTCGATATTCTTCATGGCTGAAGCAAACTACAAAGAATTTTGTTTTCATACAGGTCTTCTACGCCAGGCCTCAAAGAAAGGTTCGGCACTAAGGTCAGCAGGTATACGTGGCTGTATGGGAGCGTGCATGATCACGCAGTCATGATAGTGCTCAAAGCATTTTTCTGGCGTATGATACTTTAGATATGATTCGCGGTTACGGGCACCATGTTGTTCCCAGCGATCATTTTCTAACATCCAGACAATCTTTTCTTCCAGGTCTGAACCATCGAGCTCAATTCGTGTATACTCATCATAGGGCTGGTGTTTTGCAGTTACACTTTTCAGTGGTAACTCTGGCATGATAGTCGCCACGCCTGCACTGGCTAGTTCCCAGATACGCCAACTGTCATAACTATTACCTGGAAAGTTTAGTCCAATCTTACTCTGATTGATGGCAGCAATGTTTAGTGCAGGATTCTTGCCCCTGCCATACATGAGACCCCAGTTTAGATGTTTTAGGCTTCCCTGACTCAGCTCCTGCAACCTACGCACAAACGATTCACGTCTGGGATTACTGGGTGTTCCTATGAAACAGACATCTATGGTTTTCTCTCTGGACAGCTCGGGTCTGTGAATGTCGGCTATGGGAAAGTGCTGAGGATACAGTGGACAACTGTATGGATTTACAGTTCTATGAGTTACCTCACGTTGCATGATTAGGTCTGGACTGCGATACAGCCATTTCTGTACCTGTTCTTCGTCAGTGTCGTCATGCTGAATCAGAAAGGCATCGGGCCAGTATCGGGAAATCAGTGAATTGATATGCGGTAACTGCCAGGGCTCGTGTAGGTATACAACCACGCATCGATATTTTTCCTTGGTAAAGCGTACATCCATGAGATTCTGTTCATTGACAAAATCGCAGCTATACCCTGCAGCCTCAAAGCTTCTAAAGATATAGGTACTGTTAGGAACCCAGTCATAGTTGAAGAAGATAAAATCTTTCATGGTTTCACAATCTCGTATTTGATGTCTTGATTTACAATCACAGTGACAGATTTACCATACTTGGTAATATAATGTTTGGGAAAATCTACGGCATGAGTAGGGTCAACATTGTCAGTATCATAGCAAGCCTGCATATTGTCATAGAATGTGCAATACTTGGTCATAACATCCCAACCACCCAGGGCCATGTGATCAGTATAATTCCAGCCTCCGATGTCCTGCGGTATTTCAATGTATGGGCCTACTAGGCCTAACATGTAGCTATGAAATTGGCTGAATGCTATGTCCATGCGACATCGGAAAACCAGGTCGTATTTTATACCAGTGCTGGTAATTAGATCCCAACCACGACGTACCAGATACCACTGATCCCTGAGTCTATTGGCCCAGAATTCTCCGTGCTCCTGAGCTCGTTTAGATGTTATCATGACATCATTAGCTCGGGGATTTTGTCTGAAGCTTACACGATTGTTTGCATACGATTCTAGACTTTCAATTCTGGTATGCTGAATCCATTTAGGAAACATGTCAGCAGTTATGTTCTGACGATATACTCCTTTGCTGGTATTCCATTCATCTGAGTCCCAGGTAACAGCAAAAACTGTGGCATCAAGACCATCTGCCACGGCCCTGAGATTTTCCTGAGTCTTACCGAAGCTTCTCCAAAACCCTGTTAGTAAAATTGCTACTTTTGGGCTGTGAGGTTCTGATACTGTTTCTTCCATTCTGTTTCCGTTACATAACATTCCAGGCGCTGAGGTTGAAACGCCCAGTTTAGGTTTATACTTTTGCAGGTACTGATCTGATCTAGTACTCTGAAGTTGTCTACCAGAACATTCCAGGCCAGGTGATCGTAGTCACTGGTATTGCGCCAGTCCAGACCACTGAGTTTGGCACAATGCTTTTTCAGCACCAATACTTGCCAGAGCTTCTCGGTGCAGATACCTTCGTGATTCCAGCTCTGCTGTAACTCAGAGACGGGTATCTGTGCCAGCTCCTCGGTAATATAGGCCCACTTTTGTATGTCCTCACGATAACCACACTGAAACCAATCACAGACTCTGAAAGTCCTGATACGCTCAGTGCTGTTAGGATTGATGGTCATCATGTTTCCAACAATGAGCTTATGACGGAAAATGCCCAGGTTATGTCTGCTCTGTTGTTGCCACTGACTTTCTGCTTCAAGTTCCATGAGGTCAAAAAGATTCTGAAAATGCAGAATGTCAGTTCGTGTTACTAATATCTGTTCGCCATGTGCAGCATTTACACCAGCCCAGTAACTATTGAGCTGTCTTTGCATCTGCTGCAACGGACCATCGCCAGGATCAGGGCTGGCAACTATGCCATCCAGGCCAATAAGATTACGTGCCTCGGGTATCTGATCGTGCCAGGTACTTAGTATGAGCTCACCACGAAACCAGCTACGAATACTATCTATGACATTCTGAACATAGTGTCCTGGTCTCTTGGGAAAGTGTAGACTACCACGCAGTATAATCGTCTGACTTGACATCGTCTCTTATTCTCAAAATAAAGTCGCTACAAATACCAGCCAAAGGCTGACCTGATCTGACATACTTGGTCAGGCCTATGAAATTATCACCCTTCCATTCAGGCATAACACTGATGCTACGAAAACCCAGCGGACCATCTGGATAGGTCCAGATAAAATGCTGGCTGGTAAGGGTAAAGTCATCTTCCTGGTGCCAGAAGAAATTCAGGCTTGGATTTTTAGTACACCATTCCAGAGCCTGCAGATCCTTGCAATGAATCCAGAGTCGTGGACTATGTCTCATGAGCCAATGCTTGTCAATACAATACTGCGGTTCGTCATGACCTAACCATAGTTGGTCATCTTTGATCCGAAGATCAATCTCGGCCTCGAAGCCCATGCTCAGAGCATCATCGATCTGACTGGGACGATTTTCTTTTTCCTGACTGGGTCCCTGATACAGACCACGGTGTGCTATGTACGTGATACTTTGCATATTAGTTCCTTACATAAACAGTGTTACCTTCAAATTCAAAACCATTGAGCTCAAATGCTTCGGTAACTTCTTGAAAGCCACGAGCTAATAAAAATGCGTCAATCTCGGGTTTGAGACCCTGACCCTGATAGTATTCTTTGATACCTACTTCGGTAAAAATAATTTTCACAGTTTCCAGAGTCTTGGTTGCTCCTTGCAGGACTCTGAGTTCTCCACCCTGTGTATCCATCCAGATCATGTCAATGGGCTGATCTATGCTATTGTTTTCTACCCAATAATCCAGAGTCTGCATGGATGCTATAATTCTTTTCTGTACCCAGTTCTTATTATAAAAACTTCCGTTCATGCCTGGCACAAATTCATAACGACTAGCTGCTCCCTGATTGTCATCACCACGGGATGGATCTACCACAAAGAAATCAATCTGAGCATTTTCTTCGCCCAGAGCCAAAGGCCAGACCTGTACACGGCTCCTGAATTCCTGTTCTAATCCTCGCTGTGTTTTTACACAGAGCTCATAGCTTTCTGGGGTGGGCTCAAAAGCATGAACATGCGCCTCGGGGAACACATGTAGGAATTCTATGCTCTGTTTCAGATGCCAGCTTCCAATGTCCAGTATGTGCCTGGGCTGTATGCGCTCCAGATGTGGTAGGACTTTTCTCATGGCCTGACAGGCTACACTTTCACGGCCTGTTGCGAAGAATTGATCAATATTTTTGGCAATGTTTGATCCCCAGCGCTGAGGTACAGGATCGGGCCAGCTATTTGTAAAAGTCACGGGCATGTTATTTCCAATCTAGATTACGTTTATCATTTTTTATACCAGGAACACGAACACAGACAATCCAGGTATCTTCCAGAAATTCTGGGTTACTGATTTCCCAGGGATGCACTACAAAGACATCACCAGTTCGTAGTTCGCGATCCTGGAATCGCATGTGCCCCTGTGTTACCAGATTTATTTCAGTGGTCTGCAGATGCGTGTGCATGTCCCAGACTTCTCCCTTGGGATGCACCCTATAACAGACTTCACAGGCATCGGTTTTGAATGCCGAGGGCTCAAAGGTTCCAACAAACCAGCCCGCTTTCATGTCAGCAAGTTTATATACGTCCATTACAGTCCCAATCCTTCCCAATCAATTCCGCCAAAACCTCGGTTCGTAATTACATTCACAGCCTGTGCTCGATCAAGATCAGAGGGTTGTATTTTATCGTTTATGACAATCCTGGGTCCTCCTGTAAGTCCCATGATTAGCTGATCATAGGCTATGCCAAGTTCAGCCAGATGCTGTACTGTTATGGCTCGAGTGCTTTCTTTACGAGCCGTGGTAATGATAATTCTGTGACCCGCACTGTCCCAGGCATTTAGTTTTTCACGTACTCCTGGCAACAACTTCGGTGGTTTTTCATAGACATCACTAATGGTATGAACATGATCCAGTACAGTACCATCCAGGTCCAGAAAAATGGTCCTGGGTTTGTTATTTTTGAATTCGTTGTGCTTGCCTATGTACCTGGCAACATCCTCGGGAGTTCCCAGAGGTATGTACTGATGATTGGGAATGTGATACGCCAGTATGTTTTTAGTAGGTATTAGATAATTATAGGTTTCGCTTACATAGCATTCAGGCTGTCCAGTCTTGCGAAATTTCTGAAGTAACGTTTCAGCACTCTGAACAAAATCTTTGCCTGATTTCCAGTAATGAAAACCTATGAGGGCGTGATTGCTAATAGCCTTCTTTTCTTTGATTTCTGTGATTCGCCCAGCAACGTTTACATCGGCGAAACTATTCTTGGGGTCGTTACTGTTATAACAGACAACTGCACCATCGGCCTTCTTTTCGGAAACCCATTCTATAAACTTATCAGGTTCCCAATCAATGATCTGATCGCAGTTGTATACAACTAATTCTTCATTGAAGTTTATAATTGACTTAGCAGCCAGAACAGTTTCTGCTGCGCCGCTGGTTACTTTGTCCAGGGTAATGATATACGCAGTTGGGCCGCAACGTTGGGTTATGATATTTCGAATCCTAAGATTGTGCAGATCATCAAATTTGCGGACAATGAATATGAATCTATGCGAAATGCTGGGTCTGAAGCTGTCTATGCTATGTTCCAGCAAACTCTTGCCCTGTACATCAATCAGTGGCTTGGGTAATGTAACTCCAGTCTTGGCGAATCTACTTCCCAACCCAGCCATGGGAATAACAATATTCATCATTAGTATAGTACCTTGTTCCAGGGTTTTCTTAGGCTGATTTTACTGGGTCGTCCAATGTCATGGAAAGTAAGTGGAATGCCAAGGTCCAGACGTTCAACCAGGTGCAGTATACTACTGTCTATGCAATGTATTTCAGAGGCACCCATGATGGTTTTGGTCCAGTCCATGATAGTAAAGCCAGGAATCTTTTCAACCCTAATCTGCGGGAATTCTGAATGAATTTTTAGATTCTGTCGACCTATACTGGCTTCGTCATGTACCAAACAGTACTTGGTCATGCCTCGGGTTACCTGGTCATGTAACTCTTGCATCTTGTCATCTTCGGGCACAGGTGTGAACCAGTCATAGCTGACCGAAAAGTCAATGCCCAGACTTTCATAGAAACGTCGATCAAAGGGATAGTCATTTCCGCTCTGACTAACCTTTAGCATGGGAACACTGAATTGTGTGCTTAGATTGGCAATGCTTACAGATTCATGTACCATACCCGCGCCCGCGGTCTCTAGACTAATAACCTTGACATTCTTGGTCATGCTGTACATTCTTTGCACACTCTCGAAGTTGTGTGCATATGCTGGCAACCAGATCTCATCAGCCATGTTGGCGTTGAGCCAGTGTACCATTCCATTGCAGATGATATGGTCACCCAGACCAAGGTGGTGGTGTACTATAAGTTGTGGAAAAGCCATGACAAAATTCCTTTTAGAGACCAGGATTATAGGCGCTTTTGATCTGGCCTTTGTTTAGTTTACGACTTGGCATGTCGAAGCTATACAGTGGTGTATTGTCCTCGTGCCAGCCCTCGCCTACGAAGTTATAACCGACATCGGCTCGTGTGTCTGCAAACCAGCCGCCCTCTCGCATGCCATGAACCAGCACACTCTGCTGAACTGCAGGCCAGATCTCACGAGCCAGGAAAACCTGGTCAATGGTGTAGAATGTTGCCTGCCAGTACTGCTTTAGTTTTTCCTGAAAGAATGGATGCACGACTCCACGCATGCCCCACATGCCAGCCAGCACAGGCCATTCATAATGGGCTTCATGATCTCTGATTGTGTGAAAGGTGCGTCCTGAGGCTACCCATTCATTGACAGCTCGAGCCTCACGAACCGTAAGTCTACTATCGGTATCACGAACAATGAAATGACCTTCGCGTTCAAACATGGGCAAGAAGCGCCAAAAGGCACCAAATACCAGCTTGTAGCCTGGATCCTTTTCTTCGATGTTGATGACTTCAACATGGCTCATGTTTTTTAGTACCTTGGGGTACTTGGGATCAACACTGTTATCATGATACATGATAACTTTCCAATCAGGAAAGTGTCGTTTGGCCAGCTCGGCATTCTGCAAGGCACCAACGCCAAAGCGTTCATCATTGCCCCAGAAGCTGTAACAGATGTATTTTGACATGGTTATTCCTTGCTACAGTTTTGTCTGAAAAAGTCGATAAGATGATCTGGACAAGTATGATCAATGGTTGCCTTGTTTGTCCTGGCCAAGGGCCCTGCATTTGATTTCATCCACTGATAGAAAAATCTATCATCTCCTGGACCCTGCATGCTACGGTACAGGTGTGCTGCCTGAACGCCCAGAGTGCGGTTGAACAACATGCAATTATTATCTATCATTTCATAGGGAACTCGACGTCCTGGATCGTCGCCTACGCTTTCGAATCTGTCTACGCCCAGGTAATCTCCTCGACCCTGCTCCTCAAACCTACCACCTGTGCCTGGAGCATACATGTGTCTCAGACAGGCAACCCAATTGTAACCTGCTCCAGCCCGAAGCATGCTCTCGGCATGATCAGGCCTCCAGGTGACATCGTCATCGGCAAAGGTTATCCAGGGAGTTGGAGCAGCCATGAGTGCCACGGCTCTGAGACTACTACCAGGGGCGCCCATGTAGCGACCCAGGCCCCAGGGCAAGACAATGCTATACCTGTTGGGGCTGTTGTATGACATGGGATCAATTCCAGGATCGATACGCTTTTCGTCCCACATGATCAGATGAAAAATAGCGGCACTGATTGTCTGTCTTTCCAGGCTTTCAATCTGCCGCTCTAGGGTATCCCGACCAATGGTCGGGGTTATGACTGTTACATGTGCGTGTTCTGAAATCTTATAGGTCATTCACACCTCAGAATGGTATTTCTTCATCTCCCTGAATCGTAGTTACTTGTGCAGGATTGGAAATCGTTGCATCAGAACTGGGTTCTGGAGAGTCTAGTTTTGTATATAAATCACGAAATGCTGCTTTGGTTTCTTCGTCAAAACGATTTGTGCAGAGGTCAATGGCTTTCTTACGATCGCCAAACTTACTAAAGGTCTTGACCACATCAACAACACGACGTGTACTAATGATCTCATCTACACCACCTTCGCTGAAGGTACGGCGAATGATGTCGGCCCAGGCTACAAGTTTGTCGCCGAACTCGGCGTCCTGGACGTTGTATTTAGCCATGTAGTTGGCAACAATCTTCTTCTCGATGCTTGGAGTAGCATACTGTTGCTCCACAGTAATGCTAAAGCGCTCTAGGAAGGCCTCATCCAGAATCTGAGCTGCAATAAACTTACCATCGTCGGTACCACGACCCTTGGTATTAGCAGTAGCAACTACGGTAAAGCCAGGAGCAGGTTTGATAACCTCACCAGTCTTCTTGTTCAGATAGGCCTTGCCTTCTAGCACACTCTGCAAGCACATGAGCTTGTTGGAGCCGCGGTCAACTTCGTCTAGAAGTAACACTGCACCACGACGCATGGCTGTTAGTACTGGACCTTCACGGTACACAACGTTACCGTCGATCAGAGTTGCACCACCGATGAGATCGTCTTCATCAGTCTCGATGCTGATGTTCACACGAACCATCTCACGCTTTAGACGTGCACAAACCTGCTCAACCATGCTGGTCTTACCATTGCCTGAAAGGCCTGTAATATAAACAGGGAAGAAATCCTGGCTTTTCAGGATGGTTGAAAGATCCTTGAAGAATCCATGAGCAACAAAATTCGCATCCATGTCAGGTACCATGTTGTCGAATTCATTTTGCAGACGCTTCTGGCGCAGTTTTGGAGCTTCTTCGATCTGAGTTACCGTAGCGGCCTGAACAACAGTGCTCACAGCATTCTGTACTTCAGCAACAGGTGAAGTAGTAAGGGGATCAAAATTGCTAAGATCCCATAAGCCACGACCTTGCTTGAGGGACTTATTGTCGATGATAAAACGCGGATACGGGTAGCCCATTTCTTTGGCAGCATTTTCGATCTCGGCTCTGGTATGAGTGCTGCTGGTCTGCAACAGGGACTTCACAAAGGCCTGCTTGAGGCTGTCGGTAAACTTGGTCATGATATAGTAGCTCCGTGGTGTCAATTCATCGATATTAATAGATATGTATCAGTTTGTCAAGCAATTTCTTGGATAAAATGGCTCAAAAGAACCCTGGATTTCCGGCGATCCATGTGATTTTTCATGAAATTCTTACGAATCTTGCTAACATCCTGGTAAGTGTCTCCATCTTCCTGATCCTCGACAAAGGTTTTCATGGCCATGTTGAAGCTAGGAACCCAGAAATGCTTACGATAGCCAGGTGTCTGGGTTGTTAGGTAACCAACCTGATTGACTTCGCGCATCTCTGCTTCAACACTGAGGCGAGGGATATCATAGTACATGGTTTCGGTACCATTCAGAGCCAGACTCTTGGCCTTGGCAGTCCTAAGCAGATTACCGCTGGGCTTGTTTTTTCCAGAGCGTGCAATAAAGTAACCAATGTTGCGAGCACCTGTATTCTGGCCAACCAGGCTTAGCAGGGCATCAGTCAAACGATTGTTGTTCCAGTTGTCACGACGGTTGGTTGACTGAATTACACTAACTTCATGCCCAGTTTCTGGATCACGAACGACCAGTTTATAATTACGAGCTTTGATCCCATAATCCCAGAGGACATGTCTCTTGGCATTTGGTGAGTTTAGATCAGGACTCAATTGCCAGACCTGGTCAATGGCATCAGCATCGCCATCGGTAAGATAAATGGCATTTACAATATCAACACGAGTCTGTTCTTTGAACGCCCTGAGCACATAGTTCATGCCCATGATAGCCTGGTTCAATGGCGTGCTTTGCAGGCGCTCGCTGCTGGGCATGTAAGACATTCCACCGCCGCGGCTGTAACCGTATCTTAGTCCGAAACTATTGGTTTCGGGATTGTAACCTCCAGCCATGGCAACCGCAATAAGTTGCATGTTCCGAACTGCCTGCTTATAGTCTCGGGTAGACATGGTTGAACTCAGATACTGTCTGAGACGGAATCCACTGCCAAAGACAGCAATGTCGCCAACGTTATTGGAAAACGGCGTCGCATCGCGACGGCCATAGAATTCCCTGACCTGAGGCTTGGCGTAGGAACCGATGTGGTCAGTATTGCTGGTAAAACCATAGACCTCGAAAGGAATGTTGATCCTACGACAAAACATGGTTAGTAAAACTATCTGCTGAATGCTATAGGTGTAGGTGTTACCATCGGCCATGCTACCGCTTTGATCAAAGATCAGAACAAAACCATGGCTCTTGCCCTTGGGCACCACGGTAAGTCTCTGGAAGATATCGTCGGTAAGTTTGTGCTGATGAAGTTTTTTCAGGTTCAGCTCGCCAGTCTTGCTTGTAGCAGCACGAGCCAGCTGTCGGGCATTGCGACGGATTTCAAATTCACGACACAGATGCTCAACTAATTTCTTGTTGTCCATTTCAAAACGATCCAGGTACTGCTGGAAGTTCATCTGTTGTTCAAGTTGAAGAAATTCTGCGTCGCCAGCAACACTGCCTGGGCGGGTAGCTATGAATTCGAACAGTACCTGCTTGTATGGAACAATCAGGTTCTTGGGAGTTTCTACTTTGGGAAGATTTACATAGACCCAGGGCAGAGCATTGTGGTCAATGAGCTCATGCTCGCGGTTGCGAAAATTTTCGTCGGTATAGGACCTGGGGTTGACGGTATAATCTCTGAGTTCTGGAAGCTCTTCACGATCCAGATCCATGTCATCCTGGTCGGTACCACCAAGAGGGCCATTGCTAGTGTCGTCCGAATCGTTGTTGCCATCTTTGGCATCGCCTTGCTGTCCTTGGCCTTCCTGGCCATCGCCTGGTTCGCCGTCGCCAAAACCCAACGACTCCTGTTCTTCTTCCTGTTGTTGCTTCTTCAAATCTTCCTTGTCCAGGTCGAAAATTTCCTGAGCCAGGGCAACAACATCTTCCCAGGTTTCGCAGAGCTCAATACGCTTCACAATCTTCTGTTCGGATTCGGTAAAATTGATCTGGAAGTAGTTGCCAACCTTGAAGTGAAGGTTGATTCGATCAACGAGCAAAAGGTCGTCTGTATTGTTGAAATCTACATGACCAAAGAATCCACGATCCAAAAGCTCTTTGTAGCCTCGGACAAAACTGGGACGAACACCAGGATAACGACTCTTGATCATGCGCTCGATTCGAGCATCTTCGACTACGTTCAGAAACGAACGCAGAGCAGGATTCTTGTATACTGTACCATGCCAACCATCCAGGGGAGTTTCAAGAGCATGGCCGATCTCATGAGCACGGAGCATGTCGTATAGCTCGGGGCTCATGTCTTTCCAGATTGGGAGATATAGTACACGATTGGCTACATCGAAAGCCGCAGTAGACATGTTTTTATGCTCTACTCTGAGGTTTTCGATTGCCATTAGACGGGCGATAGCTTGATTGTGTTGCATCTGGGCTCCTATGTATACTGCAATTATGACATCAATGAGCCCAGTTGTCAAGCATTACTTCCATCAATGAAATCAATGACTTAGAGGTTCTTGGGTATTCTTTCTGAAAGTTTATCTAGCTGATAGCCCAGTTTTTCCACGGTATCCAGAGCTGTTGACACTTTCTGCTCCAGCGGGCTTAGATGAAATTTTGCGGAATCCAGGGGTGGGCTATAGATACCCTTGGGCTTGAGCACGGGCTCCAAACGTTCAGTCAGAGCCTGTAGCTTGGTTTCCAGGGCCTGCATTTCTCTCAGCATACGATCCAAGGGACTGGGCTCGGGAGCAGCAACGGTCATGGGACGGTGGCTGTATTTGACTTTGGTTAGTACCTGATTATCCCAGGGCATGTTTGCTCTCCTGCTCACGCTTTTGCTTGCGGTATTCCTTGGCCTGTTCTGCTGGCACCAGGCTGATTCTGCACTTGCACCTCCAGTCTAGGCTAATAGGATCATGTACTCGGACGAACTCTAATAGACCCGAGTCCTGTGCCTGGCTAATGAGTTTACTGGTCATCAACCCCATGAGATGCTGTTTGATTCTTACTGGGTCCAACCTCATTAGATCTTCAGCAGATACCGAAGCTTCGACCTCCAGTGTTATAAAATTTCCAGCTTCAAATTTGGTTACGTCGCTGGTCTTGTAATCGCCAATATTTTCTGCATTTGAGACTCTATGACTGAAACTCGGTTTGGCCATTTTATATAATCCTTTTCAGGGTTTTTCATAAGGTTGATAAGCAGGGGAAGGATCAGACCTTCTAGCTTCTTCAGTTTTTCCTGACTTTCACGTTCAATCAGAACTCGGTGAGCATCGGCATCAAAAGATCCCGAGCCAACACTGGCCTGTACAAATTCTTCAAGTCTGTCTATCTTGCCGTAGAGATCCTGAAGTATACGACCAAATTTTTCTAGCTCTTCGCTAACAGGTTGAACAATTTCTTCGGTTTTGACTACAGGTTTTTCTACAACCTGTTCTTCGCTGTCTACTGCGGTAAAACCAAAATCAAAGTTATCATACTCAGCCAGTATGTTTTTGTCCATCTTCGTGTGCCTTTAGCAATGTTTGTAGGGCGTGTTTCCTGATTAGTTGTTTACGCTGTTTTTCATAGCGTTCTTTGGCCATCCTGAGTTTGAGCTTGCTGGCTCCAACTGTAAAATCACGTCCTTGCATGTGTTCATATTCATGCTGGAAAATTCTGGCACTAAGACCAGCATACTCTAGTTCTCTGAGCTCGCCCTCAACGTTCTGATAACGAACAAGAATTCGTGGAGGTCTCTTGATGTACATTTGCAGGCCTGGATAGCTAAGACATCCTTCTCTGAAGGTGTCGGGCTCGCCACGAAACTCTACAATCTCGGGATTGACGATAACCACGTTATTGTCTGCTGTGCCCATGACGAACATTCTATAGGGCAAACCCACCTGGTTGGCACTTAGACCAACACCGCCGAGCTCAACCATCTTGTTGGCCAGAACCTGCCCCAGTCTTTTTACGTCATCGGGGTCGTGTTCGGCAAAATTGAATGGCAACAGTTGGTTGCGCATAATCGGAGTTTCTGGATCTACAAGATTGAGCTGGTCCTGACGAATAAGTATCATGATAGTTTGATCTGGCTATAATTTTGATGTTTTTCAAATCGGATCTGGCTTCTGAACTTATCGAAAAGCTGATCCCCCTTATGACTAATTACAAACACATTGGTTTCTTCGCCCAAGGTATTCACAAGATTCATGACATAATCTGTACCATTGTTGTCCAGGCTGCTGTCAAATACTTCGTCCAGGATGAGTAAATTGCTGCTGGCACTGTTCTTCATCTTGGCTATGGTACGCCAGGTGAACAATAGGGCCAGGTCAATGCGTTGCTTTTCACCTTCGCTGAAGCTGGCATAGCTAAAATCGTCTCTGTGGCGACTACGAATTACTTCCTTGAAGGTCTCATCCAATTCAAAACTCACAAAGAAGTCCATGGCGGCTAGGTATTTATTGACCAGCTTATTGATCACAGGCAGATATTGTCTAATGATCTTGGTCTTGATACCTGTGTCCTTGAGCAGACTACTGGCGGCTTCGTGGTAATATCTATCTTCGTTGAGCTTGGTTTTTTCCGTGGCCTGATCAACAACTTCCTTGGCCATGGTTTTGAGCTTGGCTCTTTCTTCGGTTAGTAAAACTAACTCTTGCTCGTCATTGTTAGTATCGACCTGAATTTTTCTGAGGTAGTTCTGACTGGCAATGATCTCACTATTGGTATGCACAATCTCACTCTGAATTTCAGCCATGCGTTCCCGAGTATCAAGTATGGTTTCCAGACGTTCCTCGATGGCCTGCATCTTGGTGGTTATGCTCTGTATTGCAGTTTCTACTTCGGAAATCTTGTGTGTATGCTTGCCTATGGTTGTTTGCTTTAGTTCTTCGCTTATGCCCTGATTACAGGTAGGGCAGTTGTCATGATCTTCATAAAAGGCAATTTCGTCCTGAGCTCTTTGTAGTCTGGTTCTGAGTTCTTTGACCAGTCTCTGGTACTCGACTCTTTTCTCTGCAATGTCATCGTTGTCGGCAATGCTCTCTTCCAGGCTGACAAAATTAGTATTCAGAATGGTAACATGAGCCTGTAGGTTTGCAATATTGCCGCTTAGATCAGTCATGCGAAGTTCGGCTTCGTCTCTGCGCTTCTTTTCGTCAGCCTCGAGCTTTTTGATATAATCCTGCTGTATACGAGCCTTTTGTTTACCTACTTCGATGCGGTTATCCAGATCCTTGATCTGGTCCTTGAGAGTGCTGAGTTTGTCTTTTAGAACATTGTTCATGACAGTGAAGATCTGAATATCCAGAATATCTTCGATGATTTCGCGTCTATGGCTAGGCGGCAACTGCATGAACGGCGTAAAACTAGCACTACCCAGAATAACAATCTGAGTAAAAGACTTGTAGTTCAGCTTTAGGA